CCCTTCGACGCCCTTGCCCGAGGCGACCTGCGCCCCCCCCTGCCGCCGCGACCAGGCGTAAACGACCGGAGCCTCATAACCGGTGTCGATGGCGAGTTTGGCCAGCCGCAGCTGCGCGCCGTTCTGATGGGTCCATCTCACGCACCTCCTTGTGGGCCACCAGATCGGCGAAGAAGGCCGAGCCGCATTCAGCGCGCAGCGCGATGGCACCGGTGGCAAGGCCACCCATGGTGTCCTCGACGCCTTCGATCAGCGCCTGGCAGCGTTTGCGCAGCGCACCGGACGCCGGGGTGGCGTTGTCGAGATCAAAATCCACCTCGGTGGCCGGGGTGATGCCGAACTCGGTGAAATAGTTCACCACCGTGGCACCGTCGCGTGGATCTTTCACCAGCCCCTGGATGCCGTTGAAGAGGTGATACTCGAAGGTGGTCTCGGCATCATTGCGCAGGCGGCCCAGCTTGCGGGCGACTTCGGCCTGGACTTGCTGGGTGGCGGATTCGGTCCCGAAGTCGCGGACCTGCTGGATTTCCGAGGCCCAGATCACGTCCTGCTTCTTGAACTGGCGGCAGACAAAGGCCCGCACATCGCGGCGTTCCGGGGCCTGCTGATCGTAGGCTGAGCCGCGTTCGGAGAACGGGATCAGCGACAGCGTGCCGTCGCGGCTTTCAATCACGACGGTGCGCGAGCGGACGCCGCGCGGCCCGAACAGGCCAGAGCCCGACAGGGTGGCGGGTTTGTAAGGGATGTTTTCCAGCGCGCGGGTGAGTTCGATGATCGAGAAGGCATCGCCTTCGAAAATGTCCATGGTGGCCATGGGGTTCCTCCTGATTTGAGGGGGTGGACGTCCGGATCAGCGGACGAGGATGCCGAGCGTCAGCAGCGCAGCATGGGCGGCGGCGATCTGCGGCGCGGTGGGCGTGCCGGGGATGGTGATCTCATACTGGTTGACGATGGCGGGGCCGCGGATCAGCACGACGGCATTGGTGTCGCCACCGCTGGCATCGACGCTGTCCCAGAGGATCGCAGCCGCCGTCTGGGTGCCATTCGCGGCAGCCGGATCATGAGCCGCGTATTTGCCCGAGGCGGTGATCTTGCCGAGAATGGTGCCGGATTGCAGGGTGCCGGAGGCCAGGATGACGGTGCTGCGGCAATAATCGCGCAGCGCTTCCCAGACGAGGAAGCCGCCCGCGTGCGGGGTTTCGGTGAGGATCGGCATGGGTCTATCCTTTCAGGCGGAAGGTGCGGGCGATGACGTCGCCCCAGGGGCGCGCGCCAGACGGGCGGCCGGGTTGCGGATGGGCGGCGGAGATGTCGGGTTCCGTCTCGGCGCGGTGGGCCAAGAGGGCTGCGCGGACCTCGTCGAGACCGGCGTCCCGTTCGAGAAACCGGCCTGCCATTTGCGGCTGCCGGGCGAGGCGGCAGAGATCCACGACGGCGCGGGCATGGGCGAGGACGTCGGCGCGCATGGTGGCGGCATCGACAATGGGGACGGCACTGGCGGCATCTGGTGCCATCGGCGGCGCGCCGGGATCAGGGGGCGGATCGTGTTCGGCAGCGGGCCGATCATCGTTCACAAGGTCGTCGTTCCCCGCGACACTTTCAGCGTCGTCGTCGGACGCGGCTGCCTCCGGCACATCGTCGGCATCTGCTTCCGCATTGCCCGAGGGTTCATCCTCAGCCGCGACACCCGCGCCCTCGACCAGCACAGGCGGCGCATTCCGGAACCGCCCCACATCGAACCGCGCAGCGATGCGGACCGGTTCTGCGATGCGGTCGGCAAATCCGAGATCCAGCGCATCCTTGGCATCGAGCCAGGTTTCCGCCGCCATCAAGGGGGCGATTTCTTCCTGCGGCCGTCCCGACTTGGCGGCATAGCCCTGCAGCAGGCTGCCCTTGATCTTGTCCAGCGCCTCGGCCATCGCGCGCATGTCGATGGCGGTGCCCATGACCACTCCGGCAGGGTCGTGGATCATCAGGAAAGCATTCTCCGGCATGACGATCTCGTCGCCCGCCATCGCGATGTAGGAAGCGGCCGATGCGGCAATGCCGTCGATCCAGACCGTCACCATGCCGGAATGGCGCTTGATCGCGTTGTAGATCGCGACTGCATCGAAGACCGAGCCGCCTGGGCTGTTCAGCCGCAGGGCCAGCGGTGTAGCATCCGGCAGCGCGCCAAGCTCGGCCAGAAACCCCTTGGCCGAGACGCCGTAGGCCCCGATCTCGTCATAGATCACTACTTCCGCGCCGGTGCTTTGGGCGCGGATCGTGTACCAGCTGTTCATCGGCTTACGCCTCCTGTTCTGTCTCGGTTTCCGGTTTGCGGGATGGCGTCGCCCGCGCTCCCTGCGTCTCGCCGGGGCTGGTGCGATAGGTGAGACCCATGTTTCCGGCGCGCTTGGCGTCCGCTGCGTTCTCGCGGTCGATTTCCTCGACGTCGTAGCCTGTGGCCTCGACAACCTTGCGCCGAGAGATGATCCCCGCCTCCATCGCCAGCACCTGCGCCTGGATGTCCTTCAGGGGATCGACCCAATCCCAGCGCGGCGGAATCCAGTTCACCGGGCGATAGCGCGAAGGCGAGCGAGCGAAGTCCGGCAGGTCCAGCGCCCCCGACAACACCACCGTTTCCAGCCAGCGCGCCCAGACCGGACGGCACAGCTGATGCGCGATCACCCCGTGCTGCAACTGCTCGATGCGGCGGCGGAACTCGACAAGTTCGGCGCGCAAGGACGAATAGTTGGCCTGCCGCACATCGCCGGTGACCAGATGATAGGGCAGTCCGAGCGAGGCCGAGACCGACAGCAGCGTCCGATACTGGAACGCCTCATAACCGCCACCAACATCGGCAGGGCTGGAGAATTTCACATCTTCGCCGGGCAACAGAACCTGCAGGGTGCCGGGCTCCAGACTGACGGTAGCACCACTGTCGTCGGTTGCCTCGATCTCGCCCATCAGCTGTTCTTCGGGCGCGGTCTTGGTGATGAAGCCCGCGAACATCGCCGCGGTCTTCTTCCGGTCAAGCTCGGCGTCGTCGTATTGGTCGAGCAAAAACAGCCGCACCATGGCCGGTGCGACATGCGGCAGGCCCCGGATCTGCCCTGCGTCGATGGGCCGGTAGATGTGCAGAACGTCTTCGGCCGGAACGCGGACGGTTTCCGGCGTGACCATGCCCTGATCGGTGCTGTCGCCGGGATGGCGGCGGCGGAAGTGATAGGCGACGCGGCGGCCGATGGCATCGAACTCGATCCCACAGCGGATGCGATTGCTGTTGGCCGCCGCCTCGGTCTTCTCGAACGGCAGCATTTCCGATTGCAGCAGTTGCAACTGAATTGGCACCAGCAGGCCATCCTCTGCCCGGCGCGACCGCAGCCGCACGAAGCATTCGCCCGCCACGAACATCTCGCGCGCCACCATGGCTTGCAGGCCGTAGAAATCGGTCAACCCATCGGCATCGGCCTCATTGGTCCAGGCCAGCCAGAGCCGCTGCACCTGATCGCGCAAGACCGGATCCTCGATCAGCGACGAAGGCTTGATCCCGTCGCCAACGAGGTTTGATGCAAAAGCCTCACAGGCATTGGCGGCATAGCCGTTGGTCACCACCAACTCGCGTGACCGTGCCAAGAGACGCGGCCCGCCAGAAGCGATCAGCGAGTTGATGTTTTCCAAGGGTGGTTGCCAGCCACGCAAGCGGCGCTGCGACATTGCCCCTTCCAGCCGGGCGCGCACTTCTTTTGGGCCGCCAGTTTCCCGGCGGCGAAAGGAATCGAGCCAGCCCATGCGCTATAGTCCTTTGGTGGTGATCACGCGCACCTGCCGGACGATCTTGCGCCCTTCGGCTGTCGCGATCTCGCGGTCCAGCACCTCGATGGCCCGGTCGATCTCGGCCAGGCTGCGGTAGTCCACGGTCTTGCCGTCATAACTGACCCGCGCCACACCGGATGACCGCGACGCCGCGAGTGCCTCGCGACGGGTCTTCAGCTCTGCGATCGTGGCCATGTCTACCTCATGTAACTCGACGCCACAGACCTGCGCCGTGCCGGACTGCGCACCGCACGGATTGAGCCAGCTGAAGCCTTGTCGTGGCTCCCCTCGGCCTTGCCATCCCCCGCCACCTGCGCCTCCAGATCGGCCCAGCGCGCCTCGGACCAGCGGTCGGCCCCGACGATCCAGGCGGCAGCGCGGGCGTAAACCCGGCAATCCAGCGCCTCGTTACGCTCACGCAGTTTCTGCCATTCAAGCCGGGCGAAGCCGCGCTTGGTGCGGACGGTGACCAGCTCTTCGGCCACCAGCTGCTTGAGCCATTCGCTGTCCACCCAATCGGGCAGATGCACGGTGCCGGGCGCAAACCGCACCCCCTCGGCCAGTTCCTCCTTGGTCGGGCGTGGCAGGCCAAGGTGGCGGTAGGTCTCGGCCTTGAAGGTGGAAACCGCCACCGTCCAGAGCCGCGCGCCCCGGCGCAGGCGTTTGCCCCCGTCGGTCACATCGACGTAAGTAGGCCCCGACACCGGGCTGGAGCGATTGAACCCTTCGACGCCCTTGACCGAGGCGACCTGCGCCACCCCCTGCCGCCGCGACCAGGCGTAAACGACCGGAGCCTCATAACCGGTGTCGATGGCGAGTTTGGCCAGCCGCAGCTGCGCGCCGTTCTGATGGGTCCAGGTCCGATCCAGCAGCTTGGTCAGTTCAGCCCATGCGCCCTGATGATCCGGGCCGCCGTCGATGACGATGTGATCGACCAGCCAGCTTGTCCCACCCCTGCCCCAGGCCCAGACATCAACCTCGATCCGGTCCTTCTGGACGTCGGCCCCCGCAGTCAGGAACAGCCCGCCTGCCGGAACGATGCCCGGCTTCCACGCCTCACGCCGGTCGTAAAGCCGTGACCAGTCCGGTGCCTCCCCGGTTTCCACCCAAGTTTCGCCAAGGATGGTATTCTTGAACGCCCGGATCGCCTCGTCCGAGCCTTGCGCTGCCTCCCATGACCGCACGATCCGCTCCCAGCTGAGCCAGCCGATCGGCGAATAAAGCGCCGAGAGGTGATAGCCGACGGTGCCGGGATCGGCGGCGACAGCCGT